CCTGCGGTATCAACATCAATCGGAGCCTTTGCGGGTCAATTCGCAAAAGGACCAGTTGACGAAATCGTAGCAATTTCTAGTGAGCAAGAATTAGTAGATACGTTTGGAAAACCTAACTCAAGTAACTTTGAGTATTTTTTCAGCGCTGCGAACTTCTTACAATACTCTAACGCTTTAAGAGTAGTACGAGCTACCAATTCATCATTGACAAACGCAAACACAGGCGGTTCAAGTTTGTTAATTAAAAATGATGACGATTACGATAATAACTATGCATCAGGACAAGCAAACGCAATTACGTTTACAGCAAAATCTGCTGGAGCGTGGGGTAATAACCTATTAGTTGCAACTTGCCCATCAGCAAATGCATATGAACAAACACTAACCACATCTCAACAAGTAGATCAAGCCGATCTAGCAGTAGGCGACTTAACTGTAGACGTTGATTCAGATGCAACATCTTACTTAAACGTAGGTGATGTTATCGAGTTTTCAACTACAGCAGCAAGTACTGATTTTGATGACGGTGACAAATATAGAGTTACTAGTGTAGCTTCAACACAAATTGGTATCGTTCAACACCCTAGAGGTGCTGGCGGACTAAAAAGAGTTGTAGCAGATGACGCTAGAATTAAAAGAAGATGGAGATACTACGATTCAGTAGATGGCGCTCCTGGAACATCAACTTGGGCTTCCACAAGAAGTGGTGCTAATGATGAAATCCATGTAGTAGTCGTTGACGAAGATGGTGGTATTTCAGGTACACCAGGAGAAGTTATTGAAACTTTTTCTAAAGTATCTAAAGCGGCTGACGCAAAAACTCCACAAGGAGATAACAACTACTATCCAACTGTAATTAAAAATCAATCTAATTACATTTATTGGACAGACCATAATAGTTCAGGGTCAAATTGGGGTAGCAACGCAACTGGAGTTACTTTCACTGCTGTTGATGTTCCAACACTTGAATCATTATCTGCGGGATCAGATGGTAGTGCAGTAACAGACGGCCAATTGAAAACTGCTTACGAGAAGTTCCAAGATGCTGAAACTGTTGATGTAGGACTAATCATTGCTGGTCCAAGTGGAAGTTCAACACACATTGATAATCTTATCACAATTGCTGAAGAAAGAAAAGACTCAATCGTGTTTGCTTCTCCACAAAGAACTGACGTAGTTAATATCACTAACTCAAATACTCAAACATCTAACGTTATTGATTTCTTTGATAACATTAGATCATCAAGTTATGTTGTATTTGACAGTGGTTACAAATACTGTTATGACAGATATGCTGACATTTACAGATTTGTTCCATTGAATGGAGATACTGCTGGTCTAGCGGCTAGAACTGATTTAGTTGCTGATGCTTGGTACTCACCTGCTGGTTTTAACAGAGGTATAGTAAGAGGCGCAGTTAAACTAGCTTACAATCCGACAAAATCACAAAGAGATCAACTATATCCTAAGAGAGTTAACCCTGTGTCAACTTTCCCAGGACAAGGTACTGTTCTTTTTGGTGACAAAACTGGATTAAGTTCACCAAGTGCTTTCGATAGAATCAACGTAAGAAGATTGTTTATCGTATTAGAAAAGGCGATTTCAACTGCTTCTAAATTCCAACTCTTTGAGTTCAATGATGAATTTACAAGAGCTAACTTTAGAAACATTGTAGAGCCATTCCTAAGAGAAGTACAAGGACGTAGAGGTATCACAGACTTTTTAGTAGTATGTGATGAAACTAACAACACAGGCGAAGTAATTGATAGAAATGAATTTATTGCTGAGATTTTCATTAAACCAGCAAGAAGTATCAACTTTATCACATTATCTTTTGTCGCAACCAGAACTGGCGTTTCTTTTGAAGAAGTCGCAGGCGGTTAATAGTAGAGGAGAATAAAAAATGGCAAACATTAATGACTTCAAAGCTAAACTTGCAGGCGGTGGCGCAAGAGCCAACCAGTTTAAGGTAACAATGCCTTTTCCTGGTTACGCACAAGTTGGTGGCGAAATAGAAGACCTAGCGTTTTTATGTCGAGGTGCAGCAATTCCTGCGATGACGGTGGCAAATATAAATGTCAACTTCAGAGGAAGAGCTGTTAAGATTGCTGGAGATAGAGAAATCCCTAATTGGACTATCACAGTATTAAATGATACAAACTTTAAATTAAGAAATGCTTTCGAAAGATGGCAGAATGGTATCAACAATATGACAGACAATGAAGGATTAACAAATCCTGTTGACTATCAAGTTGATGCGTTTGTAGATCATTTAGATAGAAACGGTAATACAATTAAATCATATACTTTGAGAGGTGCATACCCAGTAAGTTTAAGTGAAATTGCTTTGGACTTTGATGAAAAGACTGAAGTAGAAACTTTTACTGTTGAGTTTGCTTACCAATACTTTGAAAGTAATACTACAACTTAATATTTGATTAGAGGGGCTTCGGCCCCTCTTTTTAATCTCATATAAGTATTAGTACAAAGGAGATACATAATGGCAGAATTATTCGGCTTTTCGATAACGAAATTAAAGAAACAAGCTGATCCAAAACAAAGTTTCACAACAGCTCAAGCTGATGACGGTACACAAACGGTTGCCGCTGGAGGTTATTTTGGTTCATACTTGGATATGGAAGGTACTGCGAAAACAGAGCAGGACCTAATTCGTAGATATAGAGAAATAGCTTTACACCCTGAATGCGATATGGCAATCGAAGATATTGTCAACGAAGCAATTGTCGCTAATGAATTGAAAGACGCAGTAAGAGTTAATCTTACAGATTTACCTTACGGGAAAGACGTAAGAAGAAAAATAGAAGACGAATTTAAAGAAGTATTAAAATTATTAAACTTTAATACAAGAGGCCACGACATCTTTAGAAGATGGTACGTTGATGGCCGTATCTACTATCATAAGATAATTGATAGAGAGAGTCCTAAAAAAGGAATTACAGAATTAAAATATATCGATCCTCGTAAAGTTAAAAAGATAAGAGAGATTAGAAAGAAAAGACCTGATGTACCTAGTCCATCAGCGTTAAATCATTTAGCTGTTGTAGATGAATATGTTGAATACTTTTTATACAATGAAAGAGGTTTATCAGGAACAACAGGAACAGCTGGACTCAAAATAGCGCCAGATACAATTGCATTCTGCGCATCTGGTTTAATAGATCAAAATAAAAATATGGTCTTGTCTTATTTACATAAGGCAATCAAACCTGTCAATCAATTAAGAATGATTGAAGACGCAGCAGTAATCTATCGTATCGCAAGAGCGCCTGAAAGAAGAATCTTTAAAATAGATGTTGGTAATTTACCTAAAGTAAAAGCTGAACAATATTTAAGAGATGTTATGGCAAGATATAGAAACAAACTTGTCTATGATGCAAATACAGGAGAGATAAGAGATGACAGAAATTATATGTCAATGTTGGAAGACTTCTGGTTACCAAGTAGAGAGGGTGGAAGAGGTACTGATATTTCTACTTTGCCTGGTGGTCAAAATTTAGGTGAGATCACAGATATAGAATATTTTAGAGCGAAGTTATATCGTTCTTTAAATGTTCCTACAAGTAGATTAGAAGCAAGTCAAGGATTTAACCTTGGAAGAGCTTCAGAAATTACTAGAGATGAATTAAAATTTACTAAATTTGTTCAAAGATTAAGAAAGAAATTTACTGAACTATTTAATGATATTTTAAGAACTCAATTAGTATTAAAGGGAGTTATCGCAGAAGAAGATTGGATTTCTGTGAGAGATTGCCTACAATATGATTTCTTACAAGATGGACACTTTGCGGAATTAAAACAAACTGAATTGATGAGAGAAAGATTAGCTCTTGCCAATGAGATGAGAGATTACATTGGTAAATTCTTTTCAGTTAATTATGTAAGAAAGAATATCTTAAAACAAAACGATAGAGAAATGGAAGAAATGGATAGCCAAATTAAGAAAGAAATTAAAGATGGTATTATTCAGGACCCTATGGCTCAAGTTACAAACAATGATGATAATATAGGATAAGGAGTAAACAATGAGTGACGAAGTAAAAAATTTTATAGACAAAATAGCTGATGGCGATAACGCTTCTGCGGGTGATGCATTTAAAGATGCGTTAAGAGTAAAAGTAGGAGATGCGTTAGATAACCATAGAAAAGATGTAGCGGCAAGAATGTTTAACGCTACAGATGCTACTGCCTTTAGTGATCCAAAACCAGTGATTGCTGATCCAGGAACATTTAATCCAGACGGAAGTGTAGCACCAACAACTGACGCAACAGCTGATGTAAGCCAGGATACTACAAATGCAGGTGAGTAGAATTATTAAAGAAAAACGTATTATTGATTCTAAAAGTTTTCAGGAGTTATCTCCTTTAATGAAAGAAGCAATTAATGATGTGTTTATCTTAATAGAAAAAGAAACTGGTAGTATCATTGATAGATTTGAAAATGCTGTATCAAAAGTAGCGGAGTTTCATAATATTAATGTAGAAAAATTTAATGATTATTTTGAAAAAGAAACAATAGAACAATTAGGAGAAAAATAAAATGGCATATCAAGGCTCATTTAAATTAAAAGGAAGCTCAACATCTGCTGGTGCTGTTATTTCAGCAAGCAACTTTGGTAGAGCACACTTTGTTAGAGTACAAACACAGGCTGCTGCTAATACTGTTACTGTTAAAGAAGGTTCAGATGTTATCGGAACAATGATATTAGTAACTGCTGGAGATAGTGTTATAATTGAAAAAGATGAAGCACATACAATTGAAACAACAGGTAATGCTGTAGGTTCAGCTATTTCATCACCGAGATAATGACTATATCAACTACAAAGTTAGTTGATAATGATTTCCATATTATTGTCAACTCAAATGGTATTGGAAGTGAGGTAGAACAAACTTTGGTTGACGTTGTAAATTCAAACAACGCTTCAAGTGAACCAAAAGTATCCATAGCGAATATCGTTTATGAGATACAAGGTACAGGAAATTTAACTGTGTTCTTTAAAAATGACACAGAAAAAAGTGTGGTTTTATCTGGTAGAGGTAACTACGGATTAAAACCAAACGAAAAAAAAATAAAAGACGTAATAGGAGATATATTACTTACAAGTGATTCTAATATAACAAAATATAATGTTGTAATAGAAACACATAAAGAATCAGGATACAACTAATGGCAGATACAGTAACATCACAAACTATCGCTGACACATCTGGTGTAAAATTTGTAACTAAACTTACAAACTTTTCAGATGGTACAGGCGAAACTTTAATCAAAAAAGTTGACGCTTCGGAACTTACTTTTATGACCGAAGATGGTAATAGAAAAATATCAAAGATTTGGTATTCTATAAACACAAATAATAATAAAGCTGGAATAGAATTAATATGGGATGGCGCAACAAATGCGACTGCTTTATTCTTATCTGGTAATGGTTATTGGGATTTAAGAGCCGCTGGAAACGAGATAGCGAACAACGCTACGACACCTACAGGAGATGTTTTACTATCTACAAAAAACTTTGTAAGTGGCGATAATTATACAATTATAGTAGAGTTTAGGTAAAAAAGTTTATAAATATTACAAAAGAGAGAGAATTTATGAAACTAATTTCAGAAGAAGTTACATCAGCCGAATATCTTATTGAAGAAAAAAACGGCAAAAAAGAATACAAAATCAAAGGTGTATTCTTACAATCAAATATCAAAAATAGAAATGGAAGAGTCTATCCTAGAGAAATCCTAGTTAGAGAAGTGAACAG